AAAAGCACTATTCATCAATATGGGAAAAGTGGTTCCCTATTTTAAAATGACTCCAGAGTTAGCTAATAAATTACACAGCAACTTAGGAAAGCTAATGCTTTACGTTAAATCTTCTGGAACTAAATTAACTAAGAAGCAACAAGATTATATTATGGATCAAACTAAACAATTAGATCTATATGAAAAATCTATGACCCCTCCTACTCCAAAAGGACCAAAAGCAGAAGTCATCGATCTATCTAAAAAATTACCAGAGGATGCTCCTTACTCAGAAAAGAATCCAACAGGTTGGATGCCAACTGAAAAAGAAAGAGAAGGTATTATGGCTAGTTTAGATATTAATGAAAATTTAGTTAGTGATACGATTAATTTATTAAAAGGAAAAACAGATCCAAAAGACATGCAATCAGAACTTAAAAAAATCATAGGTAGAAAAGGAACTTATGCAGATTATTCTGATGATGAAATTAAAGCTATCTTAAATGGAATTGAAGACGAAACTAAATCAGGAATTAAAAGTTTAAAAACAGCCGAAGATTTTATCGACGAGGGTGATTTTGATCCATCAGGTATGAAAGATGGTGGAAGGATTAAGTTTTCACAAGGCACAAATAAAAAAATGATGATTGTTGATTTATTAAACAAAGGTGCAGATTTAGATTTAATTAAAACAATTACAGAAGCTTCTGATCAAGAAATTATGGAAGCTGTTGATTTCTTTAAATACGGTGGAGCAGAAGTACCTTTACCAACATTTGATAAGTCTGGAAAAATGATTGATGATGGTTTGTATAAAGGAAGAGAAACAAGACCAGAAGCTAGAGCATATGGAGGAAGAATAGGTTATTCAACAGGTGCTGGTGTAAAAGCTTACAGAGGCATTAAAGCTTTAATGGACAAAGTTAATAAAAGATTTGGAAAAGAAACTTTAAAAACAGCAGATGATGTTGCTAGACCCGAGTCAGCAATTAATAGAGAACTGTTTAAAAAAATGAGTGATAAGTTAAAAGGCAAAGCTCCTGAAAAAGCAGGTCAGGGACAATTTACAAAAGCAGAAGTTATTATTGGTAGATTACAAAATACATTAAATGATATTAAACCTGGAGATGAAGATTATGAATATGTTTCTAAAACATTTCCTAACTGGATTAAAGAGATACAAGCTAAACCACAACTTGCTGATAATGAAAATGTTTTCCAAAGATTAGCTGTGGAAGGTTTGCCAAAAAATCAAAGATTAAAAGTATATGAGGATGGCACAGTAGATTTTGAAACTTTAAAACCAACACATACTTTTAAACTTAAAGAAGAAATTAAAAGAAAACTAAACGCTTCAGGCGGTTTAAATTACTTGATGGGACTATAATGGCTGTAGTATTTGGTTCACCAGAAACATGGGGAATGAAGGTTGATGAATTTATCGATTCAAAAAAACCTGAAATAGTTTCTACTCCTACTCAGCAGTTATTTGGAATAATTAAAGGAAAAAATTTAGGAACTAGAGAAGGGTTCGGGTCTCCAGAATTAAGAAAACATTTAAAGACCTTAAAACCTGGAACAGAACTTAACGTAAAAAAATTATCAGAACAGTTTAATGCAGGTAGAAAAAACGCTTCAAAAATTATAAAAGAAGAATTTCCTAATTTAACTATTCTTAGTAAAGAAGAAGCTTCAAGAAAAATGCAACAAGAGAGACTTGAAAAAAGAAAGACTCAAGCTCCAGAATTTCCAACACCTATTTCAAAAAGAACAAGAGGCCAAAAAACAGCAGAGTACTATGACGTATTGTGGCCAAATAAAGAAATAAAACAATCTTATATTAAAGATTTTACAAGTAAAACAGAAGCAACAAAAGGATATGCACCAGAAGGTTTATCAAATGAGGCTTTGGCAAAAAAGTACTTTGGGGAAGCTACTGAAGGTAATTTAGCAAAAGTTTATAGAATAAACTCTGTTTTAGCTAAAGATAAAAATTTAAAATACAAACCAGCAGAAACTGAAAGCCAGGGAAAAATCAAAAGACAGAGAAGATTAGATATAGTTCAAGGAGGTAAATATTTTGGTGGTACAGAAAAATTTCCTTTTCATCATATTATGCCAATAGGCGGTGAAGTTGACATTACAACTAAAGATGTTTCTTTCATTTCTAAAGAAATGAATTCTAAACTTGCTCCATATAATAAAAAATTAAATGATATTGCTGACGCGATTAGTAATAATTTAAATAATCAACAACCTGGTTATTTAAAAAGAATTGATCAATTAAACAAACAAGCTGAACAAATAATTGATAAAACTAAAAAAGAACTTCCAAAAAAATACAGAGGCTACATCGGTTTCTCAAAACTAGAACCTATCTTTGATGAATATGGTACTCCAATTAGAATGAATGCGGTCAGAGTTGGTGTAGACGATGCAAAATCATTAGCTGGAAAAACAGGAGAGAAGGTTCCTTTGGCTAAATTAACTCCAAAACAATTAAAAGAAATATCATCAGGCCCAGTGCTTGGTATGAACCTAGGACTAGGAAAAAAACTTTTAACCGCTTTAGAAGTTTTAGGAACACCAGCAGCCGCATTAGCTTTTGCTGGTTCAGAAATTAAAAGAGGATTAGACGAAGGTAAAACTCCTTTTGAAGCTACTACTGATCCTAATGTTGGTTTAAGTTTACTTGCACCAGGTGTTGCATCAAGACTTAATCCAGGATTATTAAAAGGTGTTTTAGGTTTAGGAAAAGCTGCAAGATTTTTTACACCAACAGGACTTGCATTACTAACAGCAGGACAAGCAAAAGATTTTTATGATCAATATCAAAATCTTCAAGCATTAAAAGAAACAGATCCACAAGCTTATGAAGCTTTCATGAGTCAAAGAGTTAGTGAAGAAATATCTCCAGAACAACAAACTGAAATAGAAGAAATGGGAAGAGAAGGAGCAATGAAGGGTGGTATAATGCGACTAGGTTTCAAAGATGGTCCAAAAGATCCTTCAAAAAGAAAATTTATAAAAGTAGGTGCAGGTATTTTAGGGGCATTACCTTTTGGTGTTACTAAAATTTTTCAAAAACCTGCTGTTCAAGAAGCTGCTGCAAAAGCAATTCCAGCAGTTCAAGCAGGTTGGTCTTGGGTTAAAAATAATTTTTGGGATGTTGTTGCCACTATTAAAGATAAAGGTAGTGGATGGGCTAAACTAAAAGAGGGAGAAGTAAGAATACTTAAAGATATGGAAGTAGTTGAAAATCCTGAAACAATTAGAGTTAGATACAAAACAGATAATGGTAATAATGCTGAGACAGTTTATACTAAACCTTACAAAGAAGTTAACCCAGAAACAGGAGAAGTTATTGATGTACCTGGTGACTTTCAAGAATATCAAGATGTTTATAGATTAGGTGATGGAGAAGTTTATAAAGATTTTGAAGAGGAAATCATTGATTCAGTAGATAATGTTAAAAAAATTATTAAAGAGGACTAAACTAACTACAACAGTACCCCCTAAATCAGGGCCTCAACCACAAGGCTTGAATATTAGCTATAATACTGTTAAAACAATCCAAGCGGAGAAAATAAATGGCAGACAACATAGACAAGGCGCTACCAAACGTAGAGCAAACAATAAACGTACCATCACCTGAAGAAATTCAAGAGGCACAAGCTGAAGAACAAAAACAAGTTGATGAAGCTGGAAATCCTATTGAGATAACTGAAAATGAAGATGGGTCCGTTGACATTGATTATGATCCTTCAGTAGCTTCCGTTGAAGGAGGTGAAGGTCATTACGATAATTTAGCTGATCATTTACCTGATGACATATTAGGAAGATTAGGAAGTTCACTTTATCAAAACTACCAAGATTATAAATCTTCAAGAAAAGATTGGGAAAGAACTTACAGAGAAGGTTTAGATCTATTAGGATTTAAATACGATAACAGAACAGAACCATTTCAAGGAGCAAGCGGTGCAACTCATCCTGTTCTTGCAGAAGCCGTTACACAATTTCAATCATTAGCTTACAAAGAATTATTACCATCTGAAGGACCAGTAAGAACTCAAATTTTAGGATTACCTACTCCTGAAAAAGAACAACAGTCTCAACGTGTAAAAGATTTTATGAATTATCAAATTATGGATCAGATGAAAGATTATGAACCAGATTTTGATCAAATGTTATTTTATCTACCTCTAGCGGGATCATCATTTAAAAAAGTTTATTATGATGAGGTAGAACAACGAGCCGTATCAAAGTTCGTGCCTGCAGATGATTTGATCGTTCCGTATTCAGCTACCTCATTAGATGATGCGGAATCAATCATTCATGTTTTAAAAATTTCAGAAAATGATTTACGTAAACAACAAGTTGCAGGTTTTTATAGAGACATAGAATTAAAACCAGGTCAACTAAATGAATCTGATGTTGAAAGAAAAGAGAGAGAATTGGAAGGTCAAAGTAAATCTGCAAGAGAAGAAGATGTATTTAATATTTTAGAATTCCATACAAATTTAGACTTAGAAGGTTTTGAAGACGTTGGGCCCGATGGTGAGCCAACAGGAATTAAATTACCTTACGTCATTACATTAGAAGAAAATTCAAGAGAGATTTTATCTATTAGAAGAAACTACGAAGTAGGTGATCCAAAGAAAAATAAAATTCAATATTTTGTACACTTTAAATTTTTACCAGGACTTGGTTTTTATGGTTTTGGATTAATTCACATGATTGGTGGATTATCTAGAACTGCTACATCTGCATTAAGACAATTACTTGATGCTGGTACTCTTTCTAACTTACCTGCTGGTTTTAAACAGCGAGGAATAAGAATTAGGGACGACGCACAGTCTATTCAACCTGGCGAATTTAGAGATGTCGACGCACCAGGAGGAAATATACGTGACGCATTTATGATGCTTCCATTTAAGGAGCCGT